GCTTTTAATGGCTGCTATAATTTTAATTCTTCTATTGAGATGTCACAAGAGGGTTTAACTGATATGACTTCAAGTTTTAGTTACTGTAGTAATTTAAATCAAAACATTGTTATTCCTAATAGTGTAACTAATTTGAATAGAACTTTTTTTCGTTGTAGTAATTTAAATCAAAACATTGTTATTCCTAATAGTGTAATAGATATGAACGAAGCATTTAGTTACTGTAGTAATTTAAATCAAAACATTGTTATTCCTAATAGTGTAACTAATTTGAATAGAACTTTTATATTTTGTCACAATTTATTATCTGTGAATTTATTATCAGATAAAATTTCAGAATATAATTATACTTTTGATAATTGTTATAATCTTAAAAATATTTTTTATAATTCTTTTGATAATGTTATAAATATAAAAAATTGTTTTAATAACTGTAGTAATCTATATATAGATACTATACATTATACTAATACTTTATTAAATAATATTGAATATGCTTTTTATAATTGTTCTAATATTAAACATATATATATAGATTATTTACTTAAACCCATTTTGCCAAGTAAAACTTTTTATAATTGTATTAATGCAAAAATTTCTTTGCCTAATACTGTTATTAATACTCCATTTGAAGATGATTTTGAAAATGTTATCAGAGTTTGCTGTGATAATACTGATTTTATTAATAATGCAATATTGAAGAATAATTATGGGGCTTTAAGTTTGGGAAAACATAAATTTCAAATTATAAACAATATAGCCCCTACTTGTATAGAAGATGGGACACAAAAAGAGCAGTGTGTAGAATGTGATTATCCTCGTTCTATTACTATTCCAGCTTTGGGGCATAATTTTAATAATATAGGAACTTGTGAGCGTTGTGGAGAATCACATCCAGAAGAAGCTTATGACGTATTTAAAGCTAATTATGATGAATTAATTACTTATGCTATTAATGAATTAATTTTACTTACAAATGATGAATTAGTTATTAATTTATATCCAGAGTTTGATACAACAAGAGATGCAGTTGAACAAGTTACAGAGGTTTATAATGCTTATAAAGAATTAAATATAACAATACAACAATTATTAGATGATAATATAGGCAAGGAGGATAATGAATAATGATAGATACAGAAGTACAAAAGGGCTTTCAAACTATTTTAGATGGAAAAGATGAAATTGCTAATGCAATAAAACAAAAAGGTATATCTGCAAAAGGAACTGAAACTTTTTCTTCTCTTGCTAATAAAATTACGCAGATTGAGGGCGGAGGGTCTGAAGGCGAATCACCCTACAATTATGTAGCTTTAAAGCCATTTTCAGAATTATCTAGCAGTCCAAAAACTACATTTGAGTTAGTAGATGAAGATTCTTATGAATATAAAACTGGACTACTACCTGATGATGAAACACCAATCGAAAATGCAGTATATTATTGTGGATATAAATATGGTATAGTATTGGAAGATGAAAATGCAAAAGCAGATAAGCAATTAAACTGGACTATAGAATACAAAATAAGCGCAGAAGCAAAAGAAAATACATATATGATTTTATTTCCACCTAATTATGGTAGCGCTTATGATAATTTAATTTGTGATGGAGAATATCATACTATTGATTTAACTTGTTATTTATCAAGTACAAACTTTCAATACAGTAGCTATTGGAAGCAATATTATGATAATTATTTTACTTCTGATAATATAATGATAGATAAAAATGAAAAAGCAACTTATTCAGAATTTTGGAAAACACAAAATTATGAAGATGCAACAGCTTTATATTTTGCAAGTGATAAGACTATACAATCTTTTGAATTTTATGTAATTTATAAAAATTATCAAGCTTTAAAAGATTATCCTATATATTTTAAATTTAGAGTTAAAGAATAGCGGTTTCCTGGGTATATATCTAATATATACCCAGATTTTCGCCTTATTTGATTTTTTATTAAAATTAATATATAATATTTATATAAGGATATGAAAGAGGTGTTTTTTATGATAAATAGAAATGATGTGGAACAATATGAAGATGATATTGATTGGGTAAATGCTGAGGTAGATGACGTTTATATAGACGGAATCCCGCTTGATGGACACTACTTAGAGCATTTAATTAATACTATTGATTTTTAATAAAATTTTTGTTATAATTATTATAGAAAGTTAAGAAAGAGAGGAATTAAAAATATGGAAGAAATTAAAAAAGAAAAAGAAATCAAACTAACTGAGGATATTTTGGATATTATAGATTATGAATGTAAGCATTGCGCTTATGGAAATTGCGAAGCTTGTCCATATGACCTTTAATTTGAAAAAATAAAAATTTTATGATATAATATCTATATAAGAAATAAAGAGTATTATTTAATTAAGTCTTTATTTCTTTGGCGGATTAGCATAACAGTAGTGCAGAGGTCTTTGACACCTAAGGAATAGGGGCAGCACCTATATCCGCTGCTAAGGAATAATAATTTCTTGAATAGACAAGATGACGAATTTAATTCGATATTCCAAATTAAAATAATTAAAATGTAAGTTTCGTTTTAAATGAAGCTTTATCCTAGGTACATTTTAATTATTATTTTCTGGTGACAAACCAGGACGGCAAATGATGACAACATTTAGCTGTAGAGATAATTCGTCGTTATCTCTTACATAATCAGATTAATCTAACCGCATTAGTCCTAGTTCGGTATATAAAAGCAGTAGGGTAGTGAGGGAAACCATCTAAAAGGACAACCACAAGGTGAGGAAACCACGAGTAGATACCAACAAGAAGGACAACTTGTACAAGCGTAAATAGTCCCGTAAAAAGTGCATTTTTAGATTGATAACGTTAAATTCAATCATAGCTCTAAAGTGCAGAAATAAAGATACGAATTTTTTGCTTTAGAGTTAAACTACTGGATTAGCCCATCGGTGTTTGCGGACAGCCATAGCGGTGAGTAGATGAAATGTCATCCTACCACTTGATGAAAGCTCGTTCTTTGCGGAGAAAGTGAGAAAGGCATTAATTTTAAAATAGTATTATAATGCTAGTAGAAATAGATATTTTTATACGGACATTATAATCAGTTCGAGCCTGATTGCAACAATTAAGCTAGATTTTCTTAATGGTAGAACCTTGGCTTTGTAAACCAATGATGAGTGTTCGATTCACTTATCTAGCTTATATGTACCTGTGGCGGAATTGGCAGACGCATCAGATTTAAGCTCTGACGCTAATATAGCATTGTGAGTTCGACTCTCACCGGGTATACTTAATTTGAAAAAATAAAAATTTTATGATATAATAATTATATAAGAAATAAAGAGAGGAAAAGTAATAATGAGAGAAACAAAAGAAGCTTACGATATTAGAAAAAACATAGAAAAGAATAATGAAAGAAAAAAGAATAAAATTGATAATAGATTTATGAGAAATTTGTATAGAATGTCACTAGAAGAAATTTCTAAAAGAGCAGATAATGCTTATGAAGAAAGAGAAGCTCGCAAAGCTTATGAAAAATCTAAAAAACAGAAACATAAAGCTAAGGTATAACTTATTTTTACCCTTTATGAAAGTTAATGAAAGCTCGCATTACTATGAATGAGAAAGGTGTAAGATTATTTAAAATCAGTGCTTGCCTGATTAGTTTACAAGTAAAATACTAGTCCTCCAAACTAGTGACATGGTGGCAGAATCCATATCAGGCTTTAGGCTTTATAGCCTAAAATTACTATATTATCAGTACCTTTCTTTCGTAGGCGGGGAGTTGTTCGGAATTAGGCTTCCCGCTATTTCTTTGTATAAAGGAGAGAAAAATGAATACAATATTAGAAATAGAAAGAGCTAGAGCAAAAATATACAACGACATAGAGGTGCTCCCGCTCAGCACATCATATTTTTTAATTAAAGAAATTTCAAGAGATTTATCTATAGCTTATCAACAAAAGTTAGAAGAAGAAGCTATGAAAGAACAAAAAGATAATACAATTAAAATACAAACAAATGAAGAAGAAACAGAAAATAGGGAAGATATTTAATTATCTTCCCTATATTTTTATGCTTTTATTTTATTTTCCAAAATATTTATTTTATTTTCTAATTCTTCTATTTTATTATTTAAAATTTGAATTTTTTTAGTATTTAAAGCAATAAATTCTTCATATCTTAATGAATATATATATTGTATATTACCTTCTTCATCTAAATCATTAACAATTTCTACTTCTCTTGATTTAATCAATTCGCCAGTTTCATCTCTTATTTCAGGTGAAATTTCTAATTCTTTAGTTTTAATATCTTTACAGAATCCCGCAAAATCTAAAGAAGTTAATCCAACTTCTGTCATAGCTTGTTCAACATCTTGTGAAATAAAACCAATATGAGTTCTTCCAGTTTCGCCATCTATAAATTTATAAGAAACTGGAGTTAATTTATCAAAAAGAGCTATGTATTTATCTTCTTTTGATAATTCATTTATATCTTTTTTATAATTTTTATCAGAAGTATTAATTGTGGCGCTTCCAGCATAAATAGAAGTCCATTTATAATTAGCGTGCCCTAAATAAGTTCCTTTATCTGCTTGGGGAGTGAGGCAAAAACCTGAACAACGCACATAGCCCTTAGAATTGCTACTTATATATACTGTAGAGGTGTATGATGCATCTCCTATATAAATATTGTTACTTACTGCCCCAGTTCCATAATGATAATAATTAGAGCTGTCTAATACTCCTACTGTTCTTGCAGTACCACTAGTATCTCTTGCATAAAAACCTTGGTCATTAGCAGTAATAAAATTACCAGAAACATTTCTTAAATGACCTGAATCATCAAAAATCCATGCTTTAGTAGAATCTGAAGCAAGACATATTGTATAATCATCTGTTGTACTAAGTAAACCTTGCCCACGCACATAAGGTGCCCATAAAGTATTTGTACTAGGTACATAATATAATTGTGAACTTTTAGATACTGTATTAATTGTAGAGGCTGTGCTAGTAGTTCCAAGTAAATTTATTCCTGTGCTTCCACTATTATCAGTACTAAGAGTTACTTTTGTTATTATATCATATGTAGTTCCATTAGGGAGCTTGATTTGACTAATACTTGCCAATTATTTCACCCCTTATTTACTATTAATACCAGAAGTAACTAAGTTATTAGTTACACTATGAGTAATAGTTGCGGCAGTACCCTTAAATGTACCTTGAGATACAGAACCAGTAGTAGTTCCTGATACACTAACAGTATCTTCTGTTCCAGTAAAACTAGAAGAAACTGAACCTTTTGGTGTAAAACTACCAGTACTTGTCGTACTAGAACCAGTAAAAGTAGGAGCACTTGCACTAACTGTAACTTGAGTTCTTGAAGGCAATGTAATGCTTTCTTTTGTATAAGATGGCATGGTAACACTTTCTTTTGTATAAGAAGGTGCAGTCCCAGTCGTATCTGTAATTGTTAATAATTCACTTGAAACGGCAAAACTATAAGTGTGCGGAGTTGTTCCTGCACTAAAACTTGAAGCAGTATAACTACCAGCAGTCCAAGAAGAAGCTGTATAACTACCAGCGCCCGTCATACTATATAAAGTTGTTGCTGTACCGCTTGTATTTTTGACTGAAATTGTTGGTGCTGATACAGAACCCGAAGGAGTTCCTGATACACTAACAGTTCCAGAAGTACCTGTAAAGCTAGAAGAAACTGAACCAGCTGGAGTAAAACTACCAGTACTTGTCATACTAGCTCCTGTAAAGGCAGCTCCGCTTATTGAACCAGCTGGAGTATAACTATGGTTAGCAACACTAACGTTAGAAGTTACACTATGAGTATGTCCTGTTTTTGAATAACTACTTAAATCAACATCTGTATTACCAATTTTTTCCCAAGAGTAGGATATAGTTGAAGTACCAGATGCAACAGTAACATATTCATCATATGTATCATTACTATCACTGTGAGAATCTGCAACAAAATATAATTTACCCATTGTATCTGCGGAAGCTGTTGGTAATGTATCAACTACAACTATTTGAATACCTGCGGATGCTGCAGCTCGTGCTGTACTGTCTTTTATGTCATAAGTGACACCATTAGGCAATTTTATTTGACTAATTTCTGCCATTTTATTTCCTCCTTTATTCTTTTATAAAAGTTAAAATTTCTAAATCAAGACTTTCTTCAGAAATATCTAATAATTTAGGTTTATCTATTAAATCATTATAAGAACCTGAAAAGGCAACCTTTGCCAATTCTTCTTCTCTAACAAGAGTATTGGCAAATACCCCATTATCATCAAATCTTATATAAGTTAATTTTGAATAATCTAGTGCAGAAAGCCCTAAAATTATATCGTCTTTAATAGAATCTAAAAAATCAATTAAGCAATTTTTAGCTTCATAAAATTCTATTGTTATAGTTCTTTTATAATTACTATTAGTATTAGATAAATCTATACCTAAATAATGAGATAAGTCTTTATTATATCCATCTTGATTTAACAAATAAATTACATTAGAACTTATACTTTTAAGTTCTAAATCATATATAGTATTTTTAGATTCATAAGTTCCTATTTCATCTCCAACCCCAGATAAATATAATTCAGCATATTGTGTAGCTGAATTTGTATTGGATATTTCACTAAAAATTTTAAATTTAACAGACCAAGGAGTATTAAAATTAATAGGCTTAATTGAAGCATAATAAACAATATCATTATTTATTTGACTAACATTATCAAAAATTTTTGAACTTAAAATATTCGTACTTCGCCCAAGGCATATCCAAGCTTCATTTTGGTATCGCCATATAGATGCGGGTTCTCGTACATAATAAAATTTATCTGGAAGAGGTGATAATATAATATCTAAATCTTCTTCATTATCTATTTCTATAAAATCTGAAATATTAATTCTTTCATTATCAAAATCAAAATATAGATTTTGACCATCTTTTTCTAAAATGAGCTGTCCATCTGCGTTTGAGACTTCTTCAAGCTTAGATTGGATAGTATCAATTAGTTTTAATCGAGCCATGAAGTCCCTCCTTTAAAAATTATACGGTTTCCCAATTTACCCAAGTTATTATACTATCTGCATATTTTTTTGCAGCTTCCTCTGTTGCTATAGTTTTTTCATCTACTGTATTAGCAAAAGATGAGCCACCTATTTTATAGCCCTCTGCTTTTAGATTGCCCTCTTCATCATACAAAGCTATTTCATCAGTATGATTAGCACCAACTTTATCAGCCTTTCCGCCTACATCAACGGTAGTAGTTGAGGCATAAAGACCATCTTCTTTAATAACAATAATATTACCCTCGTTAGAGCTAATTTTTACATCCGCAGTAACTTTATTATCTGAAATTTTAATAGAAGCAGTTTGGGTATCTTCTCCAGGAGTATAAATATCTACAAGAGAGTCAACTGGAATTTTAATTATATCATTTTCATTAGCATATGGATCTTCAACACCTTTTTCTGCTATACTAAGCCAAATTTCATGTTTATCATCTTGCTCAACATATTTACCCGCAGTAACTACTAAATCTGTTTTACTGTAATTAGCCTCTAAGTAATTATAAATAGCTTGTGCAGTTGGTGCTAAAGAGCTGTCGCCGCCTTCACTCAATGCTTCAGTTATATCTTCTGTAAAACCATTACTAATGGTTTTAAATTCTATGCCATTATAAGTTTTAATTTTTTTAGTTGTAGTATTTATATACAAAGTATTTAATTCCGGCTCAGCTGGGTCTTCGCTAATAAACGAAACCTTTCCGCCATAAAGCTTTCCGCCAACATAAATAGTGCTATCATCTAACCAATAAATTGTTTGGCTGTCTTTTGTTAATAAAGCATTATAATTTTCAGCAGAAATTTTTTCAAGATTTAATTTCATTTGTTTTATCCTCCTAATCTTCCCAATTTTTCCAATTAATTTCATTATCTAATTTAATTGGTTCTCCTATTGGTTTTCCATTAGCAAAAAATTGAATAGTATTATTTTTTTCATCATATTCAAAATTTGTATCTATTTTGGTTTGATTTAATTCATCTATTTGATTTTGTAAATTAGTTAATACATCAAAAGATTCATCATCATCTAATATATCCATAGAACCACCCATAGTAGGTCTTATATCAATAAAACAAGAATCCGTTTTAATTAATCTAATTTTTTCTAAATTATTCATATCAAAAAATAAAAACCAAAATTGCACTCTTCCAGTTTCTTCTGTCAAAGCAGTAGTAATTGGAAGTTCTGTTCTAATCATATCTAAATAATTTTCTTCATCTAAATCCATATATCTCATTTTTCCAATCAACTCTTGTTCAGAAGTTTCTTCATTAGTATGAGGTATCAACGCTTGCAATAAAACTTTATAGTTAGTTATATCTTCAGTTCCTAATAAATCTGGGTCAATTAAAAATTGAATTATATCGGCTCTATTCTCTTTTTCATATATAGGTCTAAATACAGTTTTTTCAAGAGTTTTATCTGAATTAACTAATATAGTATAAGTCATTTAATAGCAAACCTCCTTTCTTAAAAGTTAAAATTATGAAATAATAATAGAAGAATATTGCCCATTTGACTTTTAATAAAAATTTTGTTATAATTTTTATAGAAAAAGAAAGGAGCAAGAATGAATAACCTAGAAGAAATTTATAATCTTGTTATTAAACATTTTAATGAAAATAACATATTTGGAATTTTTGCCATGAACAAGCAAACATATATTATGTATATTCCAACTATTTCGCAGTTACTTTCTAATACTAAAATAAATTTTTCAAAAACAAAAGATTATATTCTTTTTGATATTAGAGATATTAAAAATAATATTGAAAATATTATTGCATTTAATTATATTGTGTTTATAAATCCTAAGTATGAAAAACTTTGGGGAGAAATTTGTATGAAAGCAATTACTATTTTACAAAAAGGACAATTCTTAACATACAATGATTTAGAACCGATTTTTGTAGAAGTAATTAAAACTTCTCTAAAAGAAGAAGAGCCTCAAGAGCAGGAAGAAGAAAAAGTAAATATAAATGATTTTATAGAAGAATTAACTAATACAGAAAAAAAGGCTTTTAATTTTATTAAACAAGAGCTAGTAAATGGAGAAGGAATTATTTCTATATCTAAAATAACTGATAAAACCAATATAAGTAGACCTGTTTATAAAAATTTATTTTCTAAATTAGAAAAAGCTAAAATAGCGGAAATTACAAATATGGGGGTTAAAGGTACTAAAATAAAATTTTTATAACTTTATTTTATAAAATAAAATAAATAAAAGGAAGTGATAATAATGAAAAGAACTTTTGCAATATCTGATTTACATGGGCAGTATGATTTGTGGTTACAAATTAAAGATTATTTAAAACCAGAAGATGTTTTATACTGCCTTGGAGATTCAATAGATAGAGGTTCTGATGGAATCCCCATCTTATTTGAACTTTTAAATAGAGAAAATACTTATATGATTAAAGGTAATCATGAAAAATTTTTAGAACAAATAGTCCCTCAATTTATTAAAGGCGATACTCATTTATCTTATTTTTGGTTTATCAATGGCGGGAAGCCTACTTGGAGTTCCATAGAACGAGCTACGGATAGTATGAAATTAGAAATTGTAAAAAAAATTCAAAATATGCCTTTACGTATTGATATAAAAAATGTTAAAGGGCAAAATATAATTCTCACTCATGCTGGCTTTAATCCATTAAATAAGAAACTTAAACACTTTATAAATACTAATGACATAGAAGGTTTAGAGAGTTTTTATCTTTGGAGTAGAAATCATTTTGATATGTCTTGGTCAAATGAAAAATTTAAAAATACATATTTAGTGCATGGTCATACTCCTGTTCAAATATTTTATTTAGATAAAATTAAGAAGTATGCAAATGGTCATGCTTTTGATATTGATATGGGAAGTGCTTATTCAAATGTAGCAGCCTTATTTAATCTTGACACCTTAGAAGTTGAGCAATATTTTACAGCAAGGGAAGTATAGTAATATGAAAAAACAAGATAGATATAAAATAATAGATTATGCAATAAAACAATATAATAATATTTTTGGTTTGAATTATGTGAAAACGCACATTTCTATTAAAGATATTGAAAAATTATTAAAAGAAAATAAGCACTCATCAGTTTGTGAATGGAGCTATTGTTGTAATGGTGTCTATAATCATTGTTGGGAAGAGCCATACTATGAAGGCATATGTAACTTAACCCAAAAAGATGTAGATAAATACATATTAAATACTTTTAAAAGAGTATTAAAGGATAGCAAAAAAGATGAAAGAATTGCTATTTGTAAATATAAGGATTATATAAATGTAATTATTATATTAAGAGATCTAAATAAGTATAAGGTTGATTATCTCTTTACCTTTACGGATATAGAAAACTAATAATTATTTGATTTTTAATAAAAATTTTGTTATAATTTATATATAAAGATTGGAGATGATAATTATGATGAACAGAATGATTAATAAATACCAAAAAAGCTTTACTAAAATATTAAGAAACACAAATAAATCATTAAAAGAAGATGAATTGTGGAAGGGCAGATTTTACATTTTACAGCGGGGTCGTCATTGGATAGAATTTCCTGACCAATCTGGTGGAACATTAATTATAAATTTACGAATATATGATAGAAAAACTGGAATATACTGGGATTATATTTTTGATTACGCACCTTATTATGCTACAACGTGGTATAGGCTTAATTTTGATTTATTGAATGATTTTATAATAAATAAGGTTGATGTATGGAAAGAAAAACCTAAGCCTACATTAGATAGTGCAATAGATTATACAAATACTCCTTATAAGCAAAATGATAAAAGAAAAGAGAGGTACTAAAAATGAGTTATAATGGTTATGTGGTAAAAGTAAAAGAATTAAGACAGCATAACAATGCAGATAGATTACAGGTAGCTACCTTTTTTGGAAATGAAGTTTGTGTAGATTTATCAGTAAAGTTAGGAGATATTGGCGTTTATTTTCCAACAGATGGACAATTATCTGAAGAATTTTGTGAAAAAAATAATCTTGTTAGAAAGAAAGATGAAAATGGTAATGAGGTAGGCGGGTATATGGATTCAAAGAAAAGAAACGTTACTACTATTAGGTTACGGGGGGAGAAGTCTGATGGTTTGTATCTTCCAATTTCTTGCCTTGAATATACTGGAGCACTTGATTTAAAAGAGGGAGATACTATTACTATAGTTAATGGACATGAAATATGTAAAAAGTATATACCAAATACCACTAAAAAAAACGATTTTACAAAAAATGGCAATAAGACTAGAACTAAAAGAGCACCAATTTCACCTTTATTTGCAGAACATGCGGATACCGCCCAGCTTGCGTATAATTTAAATGAATTTAAGTGCGGAGATGAAATAGAAATAACTCTTAAAATGCATGGAACTTCTCAAAGAACCGGATATTTACCTGTTCTTAAAAAATATAAAAGAACTATAATTGATAGGTTACTTGGGCGAGAAGGTACTCCTATATATGATTGGGGTTACGTTTCAGGAACTCGTAGAACTGTTCTCGAAAATTTCGAAGGCGGTTTCTATGGTTCTAACGAATTTAGAGAAAAACATTCTAAGGCTTTTGAGGGGAAGCTCTGGAAAGGCGAAACCGCTTATTATGAAGTAGTAGGATATACTGGAATAGATTCTCCTATTATGGGAATAGTAGATAATAAAAAAACTAAGGATAAAAATTTCATAAAAATGTATGGAAAAACTACTACTTTTTCTTATGGTTGTGAAAATGGAAAATCAGATTTTTATGTTTATAGAATGACAATGACTAATGCAGATGGAATGGTGGTAGAATATACCCCAGATTTTATGCGATATAGATGTGAACAAATGGGTATTAAATGTGTTCCACTTTTGTGGAAAGGAATAATTCCTAAGATAGAAAATCCTGGGGAGTATATCAAAGACATTTCAGAAACTTACTACGATGGTTTAGACCCAATAGGTATAACCCATATAAGAGAAGGAGTAGTGTGTAGAATTATTAATAGACCTAAATTTACTGCATACAAAAATAAAAATTTTTTATTCAAAGTGCTTGAAGGTATATGTAAAATAGACGCAACTGAGCCTGACATAGAAGAAATTCAAGAAATAGAAGAGTAGATTTTTCTACTCTTCTTTGATTTTTTATAAAAGTTATTATATAATATAATTAAAGTATTAAAGAAAGAGGGTTTTGCTATGGAAGAAATAAAAATTTATACAATTATGACCTGTACCACAATAGAGGAGGATAAAGTATATAAAGGCTTTCCAAATCTTGGTGATACTCGTATTATAGGTTTTTACATAGATAAAGATTTAGCTATTAAAGCTGTTGAAGAAAATTGGGCAAATATGAATGAATTTTGTTTTAATTATGCAATAATTGAGGAGGTTCAAGAAGGTTTATTTCAACCAAGCATATCTGAAAATAGAATGATATTTAAATTTGATTATGGCAACAATGTTTATAAACAAATTGAAGAACCTACTATACTTAATTATATATCTGGAATTACAATGGGGTAATAACAATGAGAATTGAAATAGAAGTACCAAAAGAATTTGAAAAACTTTTTAACCAGGATAGGTTTAAAGATAACAAATACAGATTAGGTATGGATGCTCATTTAATCGCTGGAAATTATGAGCAGGAAATAGCAATAATGCTTATAAAAACATTTAAAAATACAAAGATTACTGAAAGATGCAAAGGCATTAAAAATAAGAACTATGAAAGGTAAAATTTGGTGATAAGTATGATTAAATTAGAGAATACGAAAGTGGTCGGTTGGGAAGCAGCTATAAGAGGTATGCGTAATCCGCTTAATTCGTGGGATAAGTCAGATACATTTTTTATAGGCAAAAATCCCCATTGCGACACCAGAATAGATGATTGTAGTGACTGCGCATACAGTGAAACTTGCAATGCTTCGGGCACAGAAATTGTTTTAGGTGACAATGACTTAGAGTTAATGAAAAAGCTATCAAAAGCAGGAACAGATCACAGAAAGTTTATGAGAATGATAATCGTATATGTTGACATTACAGCACCTATGTATTTCTGGAAACAACTAGACCAATACAAGGTAGGCACAGTCAGATTATCTACAAACACTATGCACACTATAATAGCGAAGGAATTTGATTACGATGACTTTAGTCACGAACATTTTGACGATATATCAATGGACGAATGTTTTGATTATTATGAGATGAAAGATTGCGATAGCTATACAGTATTTAATATTACTATCTCTGCTTTAAATTTTTATCGTAAGAAATATCTTGAAACCAAAGACAAAAAGTATTGGTGGCAAATAATACAGTTATTACCATCAAGCTACAACCAGAAGTCAACATTAATGTTAAATTATGCAGTATTAGCAAATATATATCATAGTAGAAAGAACCATAAACTGGCGGAATGGCACGAACTATGTAAATGGATAGAAAATTTACCATATAGTGAAATAATAACGGGAGAAGATAAATGACTGAAAAGCAGAAATATAATTTAATAAATCAAATGTTAAAAAAAGATAAAGAAAAAATTGAACACATTATTAATTTTTGTAAAAAACATAATATTGACTCTGAGGAAGATTTAAAAGATATAATTAATTTTATTTCAGATGTTGGTAGCCTAATTGGTTTTGGAACTATAAGATTAAAAGATAATAAATACAAACAAGGAGAAAATAAATGACAATTCAAGAAGCAATAGACGGATTGAAGAATCTAAGGTTGCTTATGGAACTGGAAGATAAAACAAACGAGAATAAATTTAATAGCTTTACTTATGATTGCGTTGACATGGCGATTGAAGCACTGAACACTGTGGAAAGCATGAAAGCTGAACTAAAAGAAATGAAAAGACAAGCGTATATTTTTCAAAATCAGGATTATGCGACAGGCTATATATCGGCTATCAGTACATTGGAGGAATATTTGGCTATGTTGGAGAATGGAGGTTATGAAGATGGGAATGTTGGTAGATGAAGATGATGTATTTGATTACATTATCAAAAACGAAATATCAGATATAAGCATATCATCACTAAAGGCTGTTTTTAAAAATGTTGGAGGACTTGATATTGCCAATCAATACGAAAAAGGGAAATCTGATATTATCAAAGAATTTCTAGCAAGACTTGAAAAACAGATTCAAGAAGAGTTTTGTACCAGCCTGGAATACGGTATAACAGTATATGACATTGAAAAAATTGCCGAGGAAATGGGGGTATTTTTAGAATGACATCAACAGAAGCAATAGAAATAATTAAAATAGCAAAAGCAGAAGTAGAATGGAATTATCCATTAGATTATCAATTAGCATTTGACGAAGCTATAAAGGCATTAGAAAAACAACTATCTGAAGAAGTTGTTAAAAATAATTAAGAAAATTAATTGATTTTTTCCTAAAAATATATTATAATATAAGTATAAAATAGAAAGTGGTGGTAGATATGAGTAAAAGAAATTTAATAACAATTAGTGATTTTTATTGTACTAATTGTGGTAATAAAGGAATACCTATTCCTAGAAAAAAGGGAGCTGAAAGAAAAGAAAGCCATTTAAAAGCTTTATATTGTTTAAGCTGTAAAAAAACTACTAACCATGTAGAAATTAGACCTTTTGGTTCTTATACTTATAATGACTTTAAATTAGAGTTTGATTTAGGCAGATTTATTAATGGAAATAGAACTCCTATAAAAGATTTATCTAAATGCAAAATTAATTGTAAATATAATGTTAATGGTAAATGTTGGAACTCAAATAATAGTTATGAATGTTCTAATAGAATTGAAAAAGAAAATAAAGGTGTAATCTTATATGAGTAAAATAATTATGATGGCTGGTACGCCTGCATCAGGAAAATCTACCTATGCAAAAAAACATAAAAAAGAAAATGATATATATATTTCAAGAGATTTAGTACGTTTTTCTATATTAAAACCTGGTGAAGCATATTTTTCAAAAGAAACAACTGTATATAACATTTTTGTTCAAATAATAAATAGAGCTTTACAAGTTTCTTCTATTGATACAGTTTGGATTGATGCTACTCATCTTAATATAAATTCAAGAAAAAAGTTATTAAGAAGAATTAATCAGCCTTATTCTTGTTTGGAGATAATATGTATGGAAACGCCCCTTCAAGAGTGTTTAAATAGAAATAATAAACGCACCGGCGTTACTAAAGTACCAGCTCCACAAGTTAAAAAAATGTATGAAAGTTATCAGCGCCCTACATTTTCTGAGGGATTTGATAAAATAACAATAATAAATGCAGATAATCAAGAGATAGTTTATAAAAGAGGAGAATAGATATGGAACAAAAAATATTTTTTACCTCAGATTTACATTTAAACCATAATAGAGATTTTATTTATGGTACTAGAAATTTTTCTTCTATAGAAGAAATGAATCAGGAAATAATTAAAAGATATAATGAAGTAGTTAGTGTAGATGATATTGTTTATTGTTTGGGAGATTTATGCTTAGGTGGCGGTTCGACAGAAGTTTTATATCAAAATAAAGAATTAATTGAATGTCTTAATGGACATATATATATAATTTTAGGGAACCATGATACTAATGCTCGTATAGAGATGTATAAAACTTGTAAAAATGTTGCACAAATTTTAGGATATTCTACTCTTATTAAATATAAGAAATATCATTTTTATCTCTCTCATTATCCTACTTTAACTGCAAATTTAGACGAAGGAAAATCTCTATCTCAAATTATGATAAATTTATATGGTCATACACATCAAAATACTAATTTTTATAAAGATATGCCTATAAACTACCATGTAGGAGTAGATAGTCATAATTGTTATCCTATTGAAATAAATCAAATAATTAAAGATATAAAGAATAAAATTAAGGAATGTGAGGAACAATTATAATGAAACATAAATTATTAGCAGCAGCTTATGACACAGATACAAAGATTTCAACAGCAGTAATAAGTACAAGATTAGGGCAGTTTACTGGAACTGCCAAGATACATCCAGACGAACCAGAAGAGAACGAGTCTAAATTTTTTGGTTGTGTTTTAGCTGAAGCAAGAGCCAATCTGAAAGCTTTAAAGGCATTGCTAAAAGAGTATAAAATAAAAAGAACTTCATTAATAGAAATGAAAAATATTTTTGATAGTTTAAAAAATATTGACCAATCCTCTTTAGAATACCGTCGCCTTAAGCGACGTTTATGTGAATATAATGTTATTATAAATAATCTTGAAAAAGATATTAAAATAATAGAAAGAAATATTAAAAAAGCTCCTGAGCAACGTGAAAAAATGATGACGCTAAAAAACAAAAAAGGACAATAAGATTAAATTATAATATTAAAATTTTGATATAGTAAGAAGTATAAAGGAATACTTCTTATTATTTTTTTAAAGGAGGAATAATATGCTTACATTTTTAAATAATTATGAATATAGTATTATTATAGGCATTATATTAGGAATAGCAGTTGGAATAGGTGCATATAATTTTCTTAAAAAATCAAAAGAAACAAAAATATCTAAAGTAAAACAATGGTTAATGTATGCTGTTGTTAAAGCTGAAAAAGAATTTGGTTCAAAAACTGGAGCTATAAAATTAAGATTTGTTTATGATTTATTTTTAAGTAAATTTCCTTCAGTTGCAAAAGTTATTTCTTTTGAAGCTTTTAGTAAATACGTAGACGAAGCTCTTGAAACAATAAAAGAAACTATTCAAACTAATAAAGAAGAAACCGAGGAGGGAGAAGAATAATGTCAGTTAAATATATTGCAGATGAGGTTATTACTATTGCAGATGCAGAAGTTGGTTATCTTGAAAAGAAAACTAACTCTAACTTAGATAGTAAAACAGAAAATGCTGGTTCTAACAATTACACTAAATATTGGCGAGATTTAGCTCCTAGTAGCAATGGTAGTGCTTGGTGTAATTGCTTTGTAAATTGGTGCTTTACAAAAGCTTTTGGAGCAACAAAAGCTAAAGAAATGCTTTATAGCACAGGCGGATGGAGCTACTATACCCCAACCTCCGCATCTTATTTTAAAAATAATAAAGCTTGGTATTCTACTCCAGTTAAAGGTGATATTATTTATTATAAAAATTCAACACGTATTTGTCATGTTGGTATAGTTTATAAAGTAGATAGCAATTATGTATATACAATAGAGGGAAATACTAGTGGTGGCAATACTTTAGTAGCTAATGGTGGAGGAGTAGCAAAGAAAAAATATGCTTTAACTTATTCAGCTATTGCAGGCTATGGTAGACCTAAATATTCTTCTACAGCTACTTCCAGTACTTCAAAAGCCCCTACCATTGCACAGCCAACACTTAAGAATGGTTCTTCAGGAGTTCAGGCAAAATTATTACAGCAAGATTTAAACTATCTTCAATTTCAAGGCAGTAATGGAAAAACTCTTACAGTAGATGGGGAAATTGGAACAAATACCATATATGCTTTAAAAGCTTTTCAAAAGAAATATAATCTTACAGTAGATGGAGTATACGGAACAAATTCTTATAATAAGATGAAAACTGTATGTAAATAATTATTAATTTTATTAAGGCAAGTAATTAATTTTACTTGCCTTTTTATTTTTGCCAATTTTTTTCTTGACAATATTCAAAAAATATGATATAATTAATTATAAAAATAAAATATTAACAATACAATATATAAAAAGGAAGTGATTATTATTTTAGCACAATTATATGATACTTTTAAGCATTGGAGTGAAAAAGGCTCTGTCTGGATTTATTCAGATCCTCATTTTGAAGATAAAGATTGTTTAGTTATAAATCCTAAATGGGTTATGCCAGAAGAGCAAATAAAAAGAATAAATTCAAAAGTACAGAAAAATGACACTATTATAATATTAGGTGATATAGGTAATATTGATTGTATTAGAAAAATAAAAGGTTATAAAGTTTTGATTGCTGGTAATCATGATAAAGGGCTTTCTAATTACAAAAGAAAAGTTGTTAGAGAAGAGTTTGATAAAGATAAAAAGACTTTATCTGAATTAGAAGAAAAGTTTAGACCTTTTGAAAAAGATGGATATAAAGTTTTAATTGATGATAGTCTTTTTGAAAAATATGTGGTTTATCTTGATAATAAATTATTTAATGAAGTATATGGCGGACCACTCTTTATATCAGATAAAATTATATTATCACATGAACCAATTTATTTACCTTTTGCATTGAATATACATGGACATAGTCATAATTCTAATTTTTATACTTATAACAAAGATGATATTGTTACAAATATAAATGTGGCTTCTGATGTTATAAATTGGACACCAATTAATTTAAAAGATATAATTAAACAAGGTCATCTTAAGTCAATAGATAGTATACATAGATTAGCTATTAACAAACAAATAGAAAAGAAAATAAATATTTGATTTTTATATAATTTTATGTTATTATGTAAATAAAAAAGGAATAGAAAGGAGTTATATAGATGAGCAAATTATATGATGAGAAATCCATTCAGAGTCTTAGTCCTCTTGAATTTACTCGTCTTCGTCCAGGTGTGTATTGTGGTAGCACAGAATATGCAACTCAACCTTTAATAGAAATAGTTTCTAATGCAATAGATGAATTTAAAGCTGGGAATGGAAACGTAATAGATGTAAATATTTATAAGGATAAAAGATGTAGTGTAAAAGATTATGCTCAAGGCTTTTTAATAAATTCAGTTAGAGAAGATGGTAAAACTATACTTCAAGCTGCTTTTGATACATTAAATACGTCTGGAAAATTTTCTGAAGATGGAGTATATGAGGGTACGGCTTTAGGTCTTAATGGAATTGGTAGTAAACTTACTAATTTCTTGGCGCATTGGCTAATAGTAAAGAGTTGTCGAGATGGAAAATTTGAATATATTAAATTTAACGAAGGTGTATTTGAAACTCGTACTTTAGGAAATACAGAAGAACAAGGTACTTATGTTGAATGGCTACCTAGTGAAGAATTTTTTACATCTAATGAAGTAGAAGTCAATAGAATAAAAATTTTATTTGAAACTTTGGTTTGTTTATGCCCTGGATTAACAATAAATCTTACTATTGAAAATGAAAATAAAACTTATACCTATTTTTCAAAAAATGGATTAAATGATTTAGTAGATAAAAAGGTAGAGGATACAGAATTAATTAATAATAGAATGAATATGTCTTTTGAAGAAAATAAAAATAAATTAGATATGGTAATAACTTATACTTCAAGATATTCGTTGAATATGATTTCTTATGTTAATACAGGGGAAACGGATGCAGGACCGCATATAACTCAAGTTAAAACAATTTTAACAAGAGAGTTTAATAAGTTCTTCAAAGAAAAAAAATGGTTAAAAGAAAAAGATTCTAACTTCTCAGGTGATGATTTGCAAGAGGGTTTATTTGTTGCGTTTAATATTACTGCGCCTAATGTGTCTTATGATGCACAAACTAAATCAAGAATAGTTAAAATTGATATGACACCTTTTACAGCATCTATTGTTGAAAATTTACGTTATTGGTTTGAAAATAATGAGAAAGAAATAAAAATAATTTTTGATAAGGCGGCAAGCGCTCGTAAGGCTAGAGAAGCAGCTAAAAAAGCTAGAGAAGCTGTTAGAGATAAAAATGGAACTAAGGGTAAGAAAATATTAAATCTTCCAACTAAATTGGTAGATGCTTGGAGTAAAAATAGAGAAGAATGTGAACTTTTAATTGCAGAAGGTGATTCTGCTGGTGGTGGTTTAATTGGAGCTAGAGATGGCGAAAAGCAGGCTATATTCCCTATTAGAGGTAAAATCATAAATCTTTATAAGAACTCTAGTGATAAAGTTTTTACAAATCAAGAGGTTGTTAATATTATAAAAGCTTTGGGGCTTACATTAGATCCAAAGACAAAGAAATTAGTTTATGATACTAGCAAATTGAGATATGGTAAAATTATAATGTGTTGTGATGCTGATCCAGATGGAGAAGCTATAAAAAATTTGTTATTGACATACTTTTGGTCATTATGTCCAGAATTAATTATAAATGGACATTTATATGCTGCTATTCCACCATTATTTAGAATAACCACTAAAAAGAACGAATATATATATTTGAGAGATAGTTCAGCTTTGGAGAATTATAAGAAAGAACATGAAGGAGAAAGGTTCTCAGTAAACCGTAATAAGGGATTAGGAGAACAGGATGCAGAAGAGCTAGAAGAATGCCTTCTTAATCCAAAGACTAGAAATATTGTTCAAATAACAGTTAGTGATGTAAGAAAGACAGAAATATTATTTGAAACTTTAATGGGAACAGCAGTTCCTCCTAGAAGAGAATATATTTTAAAATATAGCGAAGAAGCTAATGAATAGAAGAATATATTTGACAAAAAATAAAAAATATGATTTAATAATATTATAAGATAAACAAAATTATTATTGACAAAGGAGGAAAAATGAATACTATTGATATATGTGAAGAGTTGCATCAAAATTTTATAGACTTCGCCTATGAAGCCAATAGTGAGAGAGCCTTCCCAGATGTTAGAGATGGGCTAAAGCCCGGACAAAGAGCCTGTTTGTGGGAAATGTATACAAAAGGTTATACTTCAAATAAGCCTCATGTAAAATCAGCAAAGATTAGCGGAGGAACAGTAGCTTCATGGTGGCCTCACGGTGATGTAGCTATATATGAAACTTTTGCTAGAATGTCACAACCTTGGATAAATAATATTCCCGAGGTTGAT